AACGAGCCGTTCTTCAACGGTCCTTCGCGGGCCATCACCTCGCGGCATCAAGCAGCCGCAGTCACCAGCAGAAGGAGATAGTCATGTCCAAAGTAGTAAAGGGGATCACCTCGATCTTCAGCCCCAAGATTCCTCAGGCCTCGACGACGAAGGTGCCTGACATGGGCAGCTTCCAGCAGCAGACAGCCGCACGCATAGAAATCGAGAAGCGCAAGAAAAAGGGTGAAAGCGCATCAAGCAACATCCGCTCTGCCGATACGATGTATCGCGGCGCGAACCTCGGCGGCACTGCATAACCACCAGCCAACGGAGACCGGCCATGCCTCTTCCAGAGCGCGCCATGCGCATCAGCTCACAAGCCTCGGCAGCTTTCACAGCCAAGGCGCCGCTTGACTCGTTCTGGCAAGAGGTGGCCGAGCTTCACTTTCCCGAGCACGCGGATTTCACCATCCGCAAGCAGGACGACAAGTTCGCTTCCATCATGTACGACGGATCTCCCGCCCTGTTCCGTCGTGACTTTGGCAACTACCTCGGATCCGTCCTGCGTCCCAAGGGGCGCTATTGGTTCAAGGGCCGGGTGCTCGACGACGAGATCAACGAAAAGCGTGCCATCAGGGCGTGGCTAGAGGATGCAGACGACTCGATCCGCAACCGCCTGTACGACAACAAGAGCCAGTTCATTCACGCAATGTCGCTGGCCGATCATCAGTACGTCACCTTCGGCAACTCGGTGACCAGTGCTGAGCCCCGGGCAGATCGCTCTGGCATGCTGTACCGCACGTGGCACCTTAGGGACTGCGCGTGGTTCGAGAACAGCGACGGGGAAGTCGATACCCTGTTCCGCCGCTTCAAGATGCGTGTGAGCCAGTTGTGTGGCAAGGAATACAGCTCAGGCTGGAAGATCCCCGACAAGGTCAAGGACCGCAAGGGCAAGGAGCCCAACGCGCTGGTCAATTGCCTGCACGTCGCGATGCCGATCGACCTGTACTACATGGGCGACAAGCCCAAGTCGAAGAAGAAGCAGTTCGTGTCCGTCTACATCTGCGAGGACACCAAGGACATCCTGTTCGAAGAAGAGCTCAACGAGTTCCGCTATTGTGTCTCTCGCTGGTTCAGGCTGCCGGGATCTCCCTATGCGATCTCGCCCTGCACCGTGATCTCACAGCCTGACGCCCGCACCCTGCAGTCGATGACGTGGTCTGTCATGCAGGCTGGGGAGAACGCTGTCGAGCCCCCGCTGATCGGTCAGTCGGAGGCAGTGCTGGGGCCGGTCAACTTGTTCCCCGGCGGCATCACGTGGGTGGACAAGAACTACGACGAGCGTGCCGGTGCAGCTCTTAGGCCTCTGGAGCTCGGCAAGGCGCCTGATCTCGGTGTGGCCCTGCATGGGTCGATCAGGGAGCAGCTGGCCACCACGTGGTTCCTCAACAAGCTCTTCCTGCCTCAGGACACTGGCAACATGACGGCGCAGGAGGTGGAGCGTCGCTGGCAGGAGTTCCAGCGCACCACCCAGCCGATCATCGAGCCTGCCGAGCCCGAGCGTAACGGCCGGGTGCTTGACCTGACCTTTGCCATCTCGATGAACCTTGGCTGGTTTGGCCCAGAGGATGATCGCCCCGAAGAGCTCGACGGTGCGGCCATTGACTGGACCTACGACAATCCGATCGAGGACGCCCGCAAGCAGGGTCTTCTGCAGAAATGGGAGCAGGCCATGGGGCTCACTCAGGCAGCCGTGCAGATGGATCCGGGTCTCGCTGCCCGGTTCGATGTCGCGCAAGCCTACGAGGACGCAATGGACGCTGCGTGCCCTGTCGAGTGGGTGCGCGACGAGGATGACCCTGAGGTGCAGGCAGCTGCCCAACAGATGCAGCAATCGGCACAACAGCAGACAGCCCTTGCCCAAGCCGGTGAGGTTGCACAGGTCGCAGAGACCGCAGCCAAGGCTGGCATCGCCTAGCTCATAACCTGAAACATCACGGATCTACCTATGCCTGACTCACAGCCTGTGATCGGGCCGCGACCACTTGGAAACATTTGGCCGGGCCTGACCAAGCAAGAGATCCTTGCGCTCAAATCACTGGGCGCTGGGGTGGCCAATGAGGGCCAACAGAAGACTGCGCTTGAAGCCATCGTGAAGAAATTCGCTGGCTACTACGAGCTCACCTTCCACGACGAGAACGAGAGGCTGTCTGCCTTTGGTGAGGGCAGGCGGTTTGTTGGTGCCTGCATACAGGAAGCGCTGACCACGCCCACCTCGTCTCAATCAGATCCCAAACCATAGACGGAGATATTTTGATGTTGTTCTGGACTGAGATTGCCAGAGAGGTTGCCGACGCCGCAGGCGGTGCGGTCGAGGATAATGCTGCCGGTGCTGTCGATGCTGGCGCAGTTGCCAATGCTGCAGATGCGGGCGCCAAGGGGTCGATCTATGACGACCTCGGCGTTGATGAGCCGGGCAAGGAGGGCTCAACCACGTGGCCTGAGGATTGGCGCAAGCAGATGGCTGGAGAGGACGCCAAGGCTCTCAAGACCTTGGAGCGGTACACCTCGCCGGACGCTGTAGCCAAGGCGCTCCTGTCTGCTCAGCAGCGGATCCGCTCTGGTGAGTACAAGCGCCAGATCTCTGCCGATGCATCTCCTGAAGAGCTCAAAGCATGGCGTGAGGAGCAGGGCCTTCCCTCCGACGCCAAGGAGTACGAGATCCCGATGCTTCTCGACGGCTCGTATGACGACCTCGATGACTTTGGCAAGGAGAGCGTCGATGCCTTTCGCGAGGTGTTCTACGAGTCGAACCTGCCGCCCAGTGTGGCTGCCAAGATCATGGAGACCGGCAACAAGATCGCCGAGCAGCAGCTCGAGCGTCAGGCTCAGGCAGACGCCCAGCGTCATGAACAGGCTGAGGACTTGCTCAGGTCGGAATGGGGTGGGGATTTCCGCCGCAACATTGCCCTCAATGCCCAGTTCCTGCAGGACAAGTTTGGTGATGACTGGTCGTCGCTGATCATGGCCCGCACGCCGGATGGCACCCGGCTGGCTGACATGCCCGAGTTCAACAAGTTCGTGAACCAGATGGCGCGCTCTGAGGGTGGCACTGTGCTGGAAAGCGGTGAGGTTGTGCCCGGGGCGGATAACGCTGCGCGTATCGCTGAGATCGAGAAGATCATGTCAAGCGACTGGAGTCGCTACAAGCGTGAAGGCCTCGACAGCGAATACAACAAGCTTCTGAAGGCGCGCCGCTGATGTACGAGATTGTAGCAACGACAGGGCCGGGCGTGATGCTCGGCCACGTCGTGACAGACTTTTTGGGGGTGATGCAGATCGTCAACGGTCTGAACGACCGCAATGTTACGGTAATGATCTGCCGCGTTTCTGACGACACCGAGGCAGAGACGCTGCATTGATGAGCGTTACTGAAATAGGGGGGTGCGTATTTCAGTAAGCCTTTTTTGAAAGGTTGCAACCCGGGTCTGGGCCCAGCTTGTATAGCCAGCTCAGCGTCCGAAACGCCGCTTCCTACACCCCTTTCGGACGTTTCCGACAGTGGTGTTTTAGCCTTTGTACTATCCGAAACGCCGGAAAGGCTTGGTTGGGAGACGTTTCCGACACTTACCGGTCTAGGTCTGCAACACGTTGCAAGAGCGTTAGTCGGCATGCAGCACGTCTGGCCCTACAATGGAGCCAGATAGTACCAGATGGTTGACAAATAAGCAGTCAACTGGCACCATAAGGCTATATCGGCTACTCCGGCGAAAGTCGGCCCCGGTCTTGTTTTGAATTACGCCGCCGTCCGCGCCCCTGAAAGGGGAGGATCTCGAGCCCTGCTCCGGCAGACACCCTCGGCCCTTCCTGCAGGCTACCCGACTGGACCTAAGCATCCATCGGAAACCTGTTGAAAGGAGGGTCTCGCCATGGCTGGCGCTGCACCACAAATTCAATATCGCCAAGAGATGGTGCTGGGGTTCTCTCAGCGTCAGTCTCTGCTCCGCGATACGACCACCCATGAGGCGGTCATCAAGGGCAATCAGGCTACGTTCTTGGTTGTCGATTCGTCCGGCACTGCGGTCACCCGTGGTGTGAATGGTCTCATTCCTGCCGGTGACAACAACAACACGCAGGTCACTGCAACGCTGGTTGAAAAGCACGACCTGCGCCGCATGACCGGCTTCAACATCTTCCAGTCGCAGGGCAACCAGCGCGAGATCATGCAGATCAACACGATGTCGGTTCTCAACCGTGACATCGACAGCACGATCCTGACTGAGCTCAAGACCGGCACCATCACCACCGGCTCGGCCGCCACTGCATCGATGACTCTGGTCCAGAAGGCCATGGTCTACCTGCAGAACAACGGCGTTCCGTGGGATGGCAACGTGTTTGCTGTCATCAGCCCGGCCTTCCTTGGCTACCTGATGTCGCTGGCACAGTTCGCGTCTGCCGACTACGTCAATGTCAAGCCCGCCATCAACTTCCCGGGCTGGAACGCCATGGATCCCAAGTCTGCGGCTGGTATGGGCGCTGGCTGGTACGACTGGATGGGCTGCAAGTGGATTGTGTCCAACCAGATTGACGGCGTGGGCACCAACTCCGAGTCCTGCTTCATGTTCCACCGCTCGGCCATCGGCCACGCTGTGAACACCTCGGACATGGATGTGGCGATCGGCTACGACGACGAGCAGCAGTACAGCTGGTCGCGTTGCTCGCTCTTCCACGGCGCTAAACTGCTGCAGAACACCGGCGTGGTCGAAATGGTCCACGACGGCTCGGCTCTCGTGGCATCGTAAGGGGGTATGACAAATGGCATA